ACAAATGATTCTTAATACTGGAGAGCGCTGGGAGCCTGAAGACATTGACGTGATAGCTTGGTCAAATGCTTACCCAGCAGTAGATGTTTTTCAAGAGCTAAAAGCAATGGAGTCATGGCTGGATGCAAATCCAACTAAGCGCAAGACCCCAAAAGGCATTAAGCGCTTTGTGAATAGCTGGTTAGCGCGTTCACAGGATAGAGGAGGCAGCAGTCCAGCAGTGATAGGAAAGCAGGCTGTAGCAGAAAAGCTAGACCCTCAAGGCATAACTGCGGCCCCTGTGAGCATTAAGTCGCTTACTATGGATATGCAGTTGACTGATGTAACTTGGCTAGACCCGCAAGACGCTTATTTTATGAAGAAATATTATCTTGCTCAGTTCGGATATTACTTTGATGGAGTTCTTAGAAATGCCTAAACGATCACGAGAGCCTAGAGGTGCTGGCAAAGTTCCTGTTTTGTATCCTTTTCACGGAACCCATCCGAAGCTGATTACAGGGGAAACTTACACCTTAAAAGAAGTTAGTATTATTATCGGCGTGAATGATAAGACGATGCACTCAAGAATGAGAGGTAAATTTATATTGACTGAAAAAGAGGTTAGACCTAAGCAGGAGATGTTTGGGGGAAACAATTCTGGACGTGAAGGACTTTATGACCGACTAGAAAAGCCAGAAATGAAGTTATCAGATAAATGGTTGAGGTCTAAGCTATGAGCCAGGGAGATCACGTCAGAATTGACAACAAAAGAGCGCTTGAGCAAAAGCTGCCTTTCCTGTTAAAGAGAATAGAAAGCTGGGATTATTCTACCCCATTAATTGTAAAGCTCGACCCATATGAAAGCCCAAGATCACTTGGTCAGAATGCTTTATTCCATGTCTGGTGTAGGGAAATGTCTGAAATCTTTGTAAAGAAAGTGCCTAATGCCACTGAAGAAGGCATGAAGTTTATGATGAAAAAGATGTTTCTAGGCACTCATTCAGTATCTATAGGGAAGCAAACCTATTCTGATCAGGTTATGCCACTGCCAAACCATAAAGGCGAGATGTGTTACTTTATGGATCAGGTATATCATTGGGCAGCACAAAAAGATGTAATGTTACCCTTACCTCAGTACAATGAATATTCTGAACTAAAACGAAAGCAGGATAAATAACGATGGATAAGATTGATCCTAAGATATTAAAAGAATTTGCAGGTACGGAAAGGCAGGCGATAGTATGCCAAGCAGTTATCAATCACGGATCAAATACCAAGGCTGCAGATGCTTTAGGTGTTGGCCGAAGGGGCGTTGATAAGATTATGAAGCGCTTAGAGGAAAAGGCGGCATCTAAAGCGGTGGCTCCTCATAAAAGCGTAAACCGTGAAACTATGGCTGGCTTTGAGGCTAAGAGAGTTTCAACTGCTTACAAAGAGGATGGCACTGTAGCATTACAGTGGGTTATCCAAGAGCCTGAAAAGCGCAGCATGAAAGAAAAGCTTGATGCCATGCTTGAGGGCATGAAAGATGATTTAGCCGAGTTTAAAAAGCCAGTAAAAGCTCCCAAGAAAAATAACTCAGACTATTTAGCCATGTATATGATTGGCGATCACCACTACGGAATGCTTGCTGATAGTGAAACGAAAGTTGATGATGATGATTGGGATGTAAAAATAGCTACCAAAATACTTGTTGAATCAACTGACCGGCTGGCTTCTCGAGTAGGTGACGCAGAAGTTGGGGTGCTTTTTAACGCGGGGGATTTTTTCCACGCCGATTCCAGCGCCAACACAACCACTAAGGGAACTCCAGTCGATGTCGATACTCGTATTGGAAAGACCTTTAAACTTGCTGGCAGGTTGTTCCAGGTCTTGATTGATAAGATGCTAGAGACCCATAAAGAAGTTGTTGTAATTAACGTTAGAGGCAACCACGATTCAGATATGGCCTGCCATTTATCTAGTTGCCTTGAGCTACTATACAGCAAAGAAAAGCGCGTTAACGTCCTGCCAAACTATTCTAAGTTCATTCACTATCAATGGCACAACAACCTGTTCGTCTTTCACCACGGTGACAGAATGAAGCATGAGCAGATATTACAGGTAGTCATTAAAAACCTTGATAACGAGTGGAGTCAGTCAAAGAACCGATACTGTCACCTTGGGCATATCCACCACCATACGGCAAGAGAGGTTGGTTCTATGCACTTTGAGCATTGGGGTAGCCTGACGGCTACAGATCAATGGCATAGTGATAGCGGCTATGGTGCAGAACGCTCAATGACAGCGGTTGTTTACCACAAAGATACGGGTGAAGATTCTCGCGTTAAGATAAAGGTTGGGTAATGGGCGATGTTATTAAGTTTCCGCCAAAGACTATGCTGCTGCATAGACAAAATTGTGATGATTGCAATAGCGTGCTTGAATATTGGCTTGGTGATGATGATTTTGCTTATGGTATATGTATTGGCTGCCTTGACCTTATTCCTAGAAAAATTGAATACAACGATAACCTGTTGGAGGAAGAATAATGTCTGATCCAGATGTAACAGATTGGGAAAGATTGAGAAAGGAAATTCCAGCAATAGACTACGGCTCTATTACTATCGCTACGGATGCCTGCCACAAACTTGACTGGGAAGAAGAGGACGTAGTAAACAGCCCCAGCCATTACAATAGCGGTGGCATTGAATGTATTGATGCAATAGCAGAAAGCATGACAGACGAAGGTTTTAAGGCTTACTGCAAAGGTAACGTTCAAAAGTATCTTTGGCGCTATGAGATGAAAGGCAAGCCGCTAGAAGACCTTAAAAAGGCTCAGTGGTATCTAACCCGGCTAATCAAATCGCAGGAATCATAAAATGGCAAAGCGCAAGAAGCGTACACTATCGCAAGAAATAGACGAAACGGCTAAAGCATTGCAAAAGTATGTAAGGCTGAAGGCTTCTGATGACAGCGGATATTGTTCGTGCGTTACTTGCGGCGTAACAAGAAAATGGAATGACGGTATGCAGGGCGGCCACTTCTATGGTCGCAGGCACTTGGTTTTTAAGCTCTTCGAGGAAAACATTCATCCCCAGTGCGCTGGGTGCAATCTATACGGGATGAAGACTACAAGGACTCAGGAGGCTTACAGGATATACATGGAAGATACTTATGGAGCTAGAAGAATTAAAGCCATGCAAAGGTTATCTTGGAGAGCTTCACCTAAGTTTAAGATTAAGGATGTTATAGAGCTGAGGAGAGAGATCCTGGAGAAGATTAAAGACGAATTATGGCGAATAGGGGATATATAGCCAAAACATTTAAATAATTCAGTCTTATAACAATAAAGTATTAACATTTATGCTTACATTATATTAATATGGCTACTCATTCATGAAAACGAAGGGAAATAAAATGAGTTTAATAGACCTGAAAGATGATTTAGAGCATTTAGTTGTTGCCTATAAAAGCGATTCTTATAAGTGGGATGGCGATCTAATAGACTGTAGTGATTATGCAAAGGATAGGTTTTGTGAACTATTCTTGCATCATATGACAAGCTGGTGGGATGACGTACTTCCTCCGGTAGTTTCCAATCAAAAAGTGTTTTTAGAGTTTTTATACAAGGATTCTGAAAAAAGTCCGCTGCCTGTGATATTGCGAGGCGAGATTTATATGTATCTAGAAGAGCACCTAAGAGAGTTAGTGCAAGAAGCTTACGATAAAATGCACAATATACAGCATGAAGAGTTTATTGGTTATGAGAGGTGGCATTGATGAAAAGCGATAGAAACGAAGAAATTGACAAGATGATTAAAGAGATACATGAGCTTGCTGATAAGCTGATAAATGACACTAAACGGATAAAGGTAAGTTTGATGAAAATTGCAATAATTACGGTGCTAGTAGCACTTTGCGTATACTCAGCATCAAGCAATGCTGCCTGTACTTACAGAACTGATAGTTGGGGTAACACTAAATACACTTGCGATGGCGGCAATGGCGGCACTTTACGCACCGACTCTTGGGGTAATACTCGGGATAGCGGAACCGGCCTTACTTATAGAAAAGACTCTTGGGGCAATACAAGAGCAAGTGACGGCACGACTTACCGAACTGACTCTTGGGGTAACACTAGGGGCAGTGACGGTACAACGGCAAGAAAAGACTCTTGGGGTAATACTATTATCACTGACAAAAGCGGCAGCAGAACAACCTGTCGCACTGATTCTTGGGGTAATACCCGCTGCAATTAGATCGAGGTTTCCCCTGACCTTTGAAGCTGGCTTGGTTCACCAGTGATCGAGAACGAACCACCTATTCATTTAATCTAGGGGGTGAACAATGAGTTAGTTATTTAAAAGATAGCGTACCAGTTAATCGGGAGACGCAGGACTGCCCACCTGTACGCGCAAAAGGGCTTTGAATTAATACGGCAATGGCTGAAGTCGATAGGGTTGCGAGTTCGCGGCTAAAGATGCCAGATAGTTTAAAAAATGCCGAATATACGGCTTAGTAGTACCTAAACTAACTAATTGGTAAACCATAATAGGGGGAAGCTATGAGACTAACAGATAAAGAAATCCTAGACTTTGTAAAAGAAAACATAACAATAGTTAAAGACATGACCGGTCATATCGTAATAAAAGAAGTGC